TCAACAATCTCCATCGCACAGTCATTACTCGCAAAGACATTCCATGTTCCATCGTATTGACTGGCGATAGTAATCTCAAAGTCTTCTCCGTAGATGTCGTACGCTTCGAACTTGAACTCGTAGAAGATGTTAGGCTCTCCCAGAACCTCAACCAACTTTTCGTAGGACACATCAATGTATCCTTGTAAACAACTCATAACAACCTCTTAATAAAGAGTGAGGGGGAGAAGCAGTGAACAAAGTTCCTATTCTGACTCCAGATGTCTCAGAGAGACAAACAGTGAACCCGAAGGCTCCTAGTCGAGAGACCAGATCTCCCCAACTCACAATACATATTATACTTGATTTGAAAATAAAGTCAAGTACTTTTTTAGATTATTTTGGAATAACCATATTATTTAATGGTGCGCGTTGCGCAGCTCGTAACCACGACTCTGGATCTTTCGGTTTCGCAGGCGTCACTCGCAGACCCTGTTCCTTGAAGTTTGCCTTCAGGATCGAGGCAGTCTCACGACCAAGGAACCTCGACACCAACTTCAGTAAAGTCTGCCGAAAGGTCACATGGTGGTGACTGTGTCCCGCACTGTGCGCCAGTTCGTGTAGGACGATGTACTTGTTAAAGTCAAACGCAGGCGAGATCTCGATCCATGACCCGTGCGACCTGCCCATGTAGGCGGCTCGACTTCCCATGTTACGCGATTGGACGACCCGCACCTTTCCGTGGTATCGGGAGACCTTCTCCCATGTCTTGGATGCAGTTACTTGTTTTACAAACTTCTCCACATCCCTGAACTCGTTGAGCGGACCGATCAACTCAGGGTGTTCATTTTCGAGCTTCCACTCTGCGTTGTAGGTCTTAGTCTTTTCGCTGTCGCGTTTTGGTAGAACCGTCTTGCGACGGTAATAGTCGGAATACCGTTGGGCTTGAGAGGTAGTCAATCCCGCATCAATTGCTCTTCGGTATGCCGCTCTCACTTCTTCTTCCTTACCCGCGTCTTGGCAGGAGCCTTCTTCTTGGGTGCTGTCCATTTCTTTGCGAGGAACTCCTCAACTGATAACCCACACTCACGAAGGGTCTTGTGGAATCTTTTCACATCGGTCATCTCCCATGAGTTGTCGATGAATGAACCGAAGTGATTTAAAACTTTTTCTCCAAGCTGTGCGTTTTCTTCAGTCTCTTTGTCGAAGATATAACGCACCTTCTTAGTGAAGTTCAACTTGATGACTTTAGACATAGGTCTCCTTACGCAATTCCGTGAATGATGCCGATTCGTTTCTGTTTGTTGACGACAACCGTCACAGTTGAACCGACAGCCCGTTCGGGTTCACCGACCACATCAAGGTAGGTCAGTTCCTCGAACACTCGCTTACCGTACTTGGTGAACTCGACCAAGTAGGTTCTCCAAATGGTTCTTGGCATTTTAAACATTACGCACACTCCTCTACAATTGGTTTCGCGATCAAGTAGACACCGACCGCACTGGGGACATCACAGAATGGATACTCACTGCAAAGCAATCGAAACTTTGCAATGTAGTGAATAGACTGTTCGAACTCACCGTTGGCAGGACATCGAACGACACACTGTTCGCCACGGTCTTCAATGACCTCACCGATACGAGGCGCATACATTGCACCAGAAACAATCTCAACTGAACGACCTTTTAAATTTTCCATAACTCTCTCCACTCACTCAACACAGACATTATCTCACATGTTTAGAAAATATGCAAGAGTTATTTTTGGTAATAAGTCACAAAGTGTAAAAATAGGGGAGCGGTCCACTTACCTGTCAGTCGGAATCTTCGAAAGACCGACTCCCCTCTTAAACTATTGATCAACGAATCCAGATCCGTCACACATGTAACAATCTTCGTCCGCATAATCGTCGTAACCTATTCCCCCACACTCTGGGCAAGTTTCATCGAGATCCTCATCGGAGTAGTCGAACATGTCTTCGGTGTTCTCCATCGTCATCAGCTGAGGATTGTAGGTCACCATCTTGGTGGTCATCTCCACGATGCGATCGATCGCGTGATGGAAGAAATCACCGTCGTAGTTGCCTTCATAGAGACGACCTGTAGTGTAGGGTAAGACGTACTCGAACAACTCCTTGTCGATCGCGCCCTTCTCACGTAGGAACTTCAAGGCACCAGACGTGTTGTTGCCCATCCCATTATTGTAGAAGTCATATCGCAGACGACCTGCAGCACGGATCATCTCACCCGCAACTGTCGCGGCGTTACCTTCGCGAGGAACCAACTCCTCCCAGATTCGTTCAAACGTAGCACTCATCGTGTTCTCCCCTTTAGTAGAGCATGAATTGCTTTTGCTTCCTTACCTTTGATGCGACGATCCTTGTCAATCTGCTTCTGAACTGCTTCCTTGTTATACTTCATTCTACCACAACCTCCACACGGTTATCAAAATCACGACCAGCCATCTGAAAGGGGACATACATGATACGACCCACACGTTGCATGTCGTGTTCTACAGAGCCTGTCACAGAGTCCTTGACGAAGATGGTGTACCCGTCACACATGTAGACCTTGCGAGGAGCAGTGTAGTGGGGTTTCGCCCAAATCGCACCCTTCTCAAGTACCTCACCGACGAGGTAGGAATCGGGACGATCCGACATCGGTTCAAAATCGTATGCGCGGATCATGTCTCCGACGTTCGCAGTGTTTTCAAATTTCAACATAATAAATCCTTAGTAGACGTAGGGTTCAACTGGGTGGCCAGCAGAGAGTTGTATCGCGGCGTAGACGAACATCCAGAGGATGGCGTTACCGAAAAGAACTTCGGCGAATCGTTGGGGACTTGCGGGTTTCAACTTGATCATTTGTTTCTCTCTCAACTCAACTTTACATATACATTATATCAAATCTGAGAAAGAAGTCAACACTTTTTTGAAACTTTTTTATGTGAATATTACACAATTATCGACGCATAGACGCAAGGTCTTTCATCTGTTGTTCGTCGATAACCGGAATAGCGTTCGACTTGTGCATTGTACCGATTCCCTTGACTAGGGTGCCGGTGTAAGACAACTGATCAGGCTTGGCAGTTGCACACCCGCCGCTATCAGCAGAAGGGTAATAAACGTCATCACCACGATAATTAAATGTGTCCCTAAGTGGTTTAAACTCCACTGGTTTGCTTTTCTTAGTAGTCCATGCATTGTATGTTTTTCTCCTTCCCGATGGGGTGTGTCTCATTGAACCATGAATCATAACTCTTGCTCCATTCTACGCAATATCTGTTGCATCGCACCCAACTCAGCAGTTAAAAAATGAAACTTGGTATTGGGTTCGGTGTTGTCGATGGGCAGTTTACGAATCTGATCCATCTTTTCGTTGATCTCTTCTTTAACAATCTTAAGCACTAGTTCTTTCATTTTTCACCTCAAACCATGATGGTACTGGACGATTAGTCCATGTCATACTAAACCGATCTTGCTTGGTCTGATAGAATGCGCGGTATGACTCGACTGGACACTCTAGCATACACTCAGGGTTAGAACCCATAGCAAGCTTAAACTGTGTACGCTCGACGCGTGGTATACGCACCGGCGGAGTCATAAGTATACTACGTAGAAGGGTGTCTGTCAAGTGTCGTTTACCATAACGATACATATATTCATCACAGAGAGCAACGAAGTGTTTGTAGTGCCAGATGTAGTTGCAAACCGACTCCATCGTCCAGACGGTGCATGGGTGATGATGGTGGACAGCCTTGTAGAGCACATCGTCTAGTTCGGGATGATCGTAATATTTGATCATGGTCTTGCCAGACTTGGATGGTTTACGATACACTTGACCGTCAAGCATACGATGCGCAGTTGACAACATCTGTGCTGACTCGACAATCATTTTGACTACATGTTTGTCACACTGCTCTTGTGCTGCTAACACAGGATCTTTGTTAAGTACAAAAATATTCATATATTATTCTCCCCATTCAGTTAGAATATTATAACCGATTATTTCATAGTTGTCAACACTAGATGTATAAATAAATGCATGACTAACGAATTATTTGATTTTGGATTCACTGCAGTAGACGAAACGGAGCTAGAAGCGTTTCAACAACTGGAGTCGATTGTTTCTGAGGCAGACGATGTACAAACGCGTCTGGACAATCTGTACAACGCGATACAACCGCTGCTGACGAACCTCAAGAAGAATCCTGAAAAGGAATACATCTTGTGGCCGAATCGTCTTGATAAGATCGAAGAGTTCGAGTCATACATACAAAACATCTATAAGGGACCCTAACCAATGTTTTATAGCACAAAAGACGAATCAATACTACGCGATGGCGTAACTCTCTCCAATCTGTCCGGTAGGATTAAACACCGCTTTGTACAAGAAATCAACAGTGTTCTTAAGCAATCTACTACAGATAAAGGTAAGTACCTACGTTACAAGAACCACGAGATTAACATTGTCGAAGAAGCATTTTCTCGCGCTCCAATGTTTTGCAACGCTATTGTATCTCGCGGATACAAGAATGTCCTATTCGTAGGTCACTACAATGATCATCAAACACACTGGATGTTAGATAAGTTCACCGGAAGAATGATTGATGTTCTTCCACCAGAACGAGATCACATGCAGTATTTTCCAGACCTGAATATCGTGGCTCAATTTATTCCAGTTACACTAAAGATGATGGGATATGATATGTCATTCACAGTCGCTCGTCCACCAGAAGCAAAGCATAAAGGTGTTATGACTTCTGTGTATGAGTTTGCAGGTCTTGTTAATCATTCCCTACCTTGTTCTCAACAATACAAGCACGGTCAAACATCATGGTCACTAACAGGTGATCACGAGAAGTTTGATGCGGTTGTGTTCCTTGGCGTACCTATGGTAGACCAAGGCGTAGGATTTGAAGAAGATCAGGTACGTGAAATTTTTGCACCGATGTGCACAGAAGATTTTGAGATGGTAGATATCTATTACGGATTACCATCTCCAGTGAAGTGGTTTAACGGAGAAGAAAAAGACAGCACAACTATGGTTGATGTTGCGTTCTCTGTTCGTTCGGGATGGGATCATGATGTTAAGACCGGCGGTGGCCGACCAGAAGAATATGAGATCATGAAAAAGATGATCAAAGTATTCTAGGAACTTACCCGACAGTAAGAAACACGAAGGGGGCGCAAGCCCCCTTTTTTATATCCAGTATAAGAACATGCCCGCAATGGCACACCAGATAAGAACGTTGGGTCTGTCCTCCCAAACATGAGCGAAATCTTCGCCCGTGTATTTAATGAAATCTAGTATGTATTTTACTTGTCGTTCCATATGCGTGTCCCCACTTCGACTTTCGCATTTTCTGGTAATTTGAATTTAATATCAGAATGCGTGTGGTGTATTACAAACTGTGTGTTTTTGAACTCTTGGAAGAACTTGGACCAGATAGGTCTCCAGTTGCTAGACATACGATGTACATTCAATGGACTACGATCACTGGTTAAGAATGTGTCGGTGTAACTGTTCAGGTTCATATCGAACATCGCATCGAACCCGTACATATGTACCTCATCAGCTTTCATGATACGACACGCATAGTCGGTTGCCATATGACCACAAGAGTAATTAGTCGCGGCATCTGATAGAGAATGTCCTGGCAATTGTGCGTACGGTGGGACAAAGACGTGAAACCCCTTGATGTTCACAGAGTACTTAAGATAAAATGCAGGGGTCTGTTCCATCCACTTACGCGGACGTGTGCCCAGTACCCAATCATACTGATCTAGCTTTACCCGACCTTCGTGTAATGCCTTCATCATCTTAAAGTCTACCATGCAGGATGCGAACACCTCTTCAGGCGGTAGGTTAATAGGTGGCATGTTGCACACTAAAAGCAACCCGTCTGTTCCTCTGGTAAAAATACGGGCACTTTCTCCGTTGCCCAATACATTAACTCTTTTCATTTCGGTTCTCTGTGGTATGTTCCATATACGCAGTGCGCAAGTTCGTGACCCCATGTGGTCATATGTTCATCGGCCTCGCCTTCAGGTACAATGACATAGATCTCGCAACGAGACATCTCTCCAGTTGTTTTAGAAAGAAACCAACGCGAGTATCCTATTGCAGATTCGTCGTGAGTCTTGATGTCTTTGACTGCCTTATCAAATTCTCTCTGAGTCTGAAACGTATGTACGGTTATAGGAAATTGGATTCCACTATAGTCTTGCGTACCAGAAATCTTTTCGCTTTCTTTAGATGGTTCGCAGGAAACTAAGAACAGTGCAAGCAGCGCGATTATTGCTATTTTAAATTTCATATCTTTCTGCGTGTCCTTTTTCGGTCAATAAAGTATTTAGATTTATATTACCTTCTAGAAAGATTTCGCCAAGAATACGGCCGTACTTACCCTCTTTGTATGTGATAAGAGTAACTTTTGAATCTACGGGTGCCATCTCGTTAACAAATGCTTTTGCTGCAAGTCCTTTACTTTTTTCTTCAAGGTCTCGTGTGCGAGACTCGTAAGCATCAATGCCATATAGACGAATCCGCTGATTGTGAAAAATGATACCAAAGCCAAGGTCAATATCAACATCGACGGTATCACCATCAACCCATCTACGTATTGTTGCTTCATACTTGTACATTTCTTTACTGAGATGGAATTCTCTGGGCGACACCTAACACGTCCTCATACTCTGCTACTTGTTTGAGTTCGTGCTCTAGTGCTTCCATAACATCTGAGTGTTCGCCGATACCCGATGGGTTCGTCAGATACACTTCTACATTCGCTTTGTGATAAGCGATCTTACCTTCAAGATGAGCAATAACTCCCTCGATCATTCTTGTTCGTAAATCCATAATCATCCTTGTGACCTTGCTTTTTCAATTGCGCGAGAACCAAACCAGAACGAAATGATGGCTGCAAATATTGCCTTTGTGTCATCATCCCACAGAATGTTTAGTGCCTGTGTCAATGACATTCCGTTGGTCACCGCTTCCTGTAATAAAGTAATCTCAATCGCAGCGAACAGTATGAAAAATGCATACGTGATCACTGGTCGTACCGACTTCTGCAGTGCGGACATAAACCCTGTTCCCTGAGAAATCGCTGTGTCGTGTTCTAAGAGCGCCTTCTGTTCTTCGTGAAGACCCATCTCTTGAAACCTTTTAATCTCGTGGTCATACCCCTTCAGTTGGAGTTCCGCCATCTTCTCCATCTTCTTGAGTTCAAACTCCATTGTTCTTTTGGACTTATAATGATCTGTGATAGCAGGAACAACCGAACTACCGAATCCAAGTATCGAACCAATTAAACCACTCAACATATGACCTCCTTATTTAGTCATCATTTCGCGAATCTTATCGTTACCTTTTCTACCTGTGTGATGGATAACAATAGGATCTTTTACGGCTATATTATCTATGTAGTCAATTCGTAACGTATTATATGTATGAGGTAGAGGATATATTTTACTCAACTTCTCTATAGGCGAGTACATGTAGTGCAGTACCTCTTGATCTCCTTGTTCTGGTGCGGACTCCGTACGTAACATCCACGACTCTAATACAAGGTTTCGGTCAGTCATCACCACGCCTGAATTGTACCAGTCGCCGTTTTGGGGTCGGCGCGTGGTCCAAGGACGATCTATCACCATACCTAATTTGCTGTGTTCAAAGTGTTGCCAAATAGAATCGATGTCGCCGTTTATCTGACAGTCAGTATCTAACCAACAAACCTTGAATCCGTCTTGTGTCGCGTTGTAGATTGCACGAGGTTTTTTGAACCAACCGTCCACTGGTGATTCTGTGTGCACAACATAGAACTTATTTTCATACATCGGATGTTCTTTAAGATTGGATACCATATCCTCCGACATACCAAAGTTTGCAATCATCAATGGAACATCGGACCACTGAAGAAAATTCTCCAGAAACCAAGGCAGTTGCCATTCGGTATTGCTGTCACATCCTGTTAAAAAATTTCGTCTATACATCTATCAACTCGTACTCATCACTATAGTTGTGTTTCGCAATTGTGCCTTTATGGTTTTGCACGGTAGAGAAACTATCATCGGCATATGCACAATACGGGTAGTATTCTTGTAACCACCCGAATCTACTTATATGTAGGAATACATCAGCTGGGCCCGCCTCGCGTCTCGCACGTTTTGTTAACAACTTCGCGCCCATCGGAGTAACGATATAGGCGTGACAGCCAGGGAAGTATGGTTTAGAGGTCAGTGGACCCCACCCTAACGTCGCTGGCGTGTTAAACTTTCCAAACGAGGGTTGTCCTATGTTACCCACAAAGTTTGGTGGTGTCGCAGGCAATGGCGCAGTCATAATCGCATCATGTTCAAAGATTGCAATGGGTTCATTCAAACTCATAGATGTTTTCCACAATGTATAGTGCGAAAGAAAACAAGCAATGCAGTTGTCTCGTTTTGAATACTGGTCGTTAAACCTCTCTGTATTAACTATACCAGCGTTCTCACATATCTTGTCCACATCATTCTTTGGCGTGATCGCAGCCATCTTTTCAATAGTCAGTCCATATTTTTTGCCCGACTCGATACATCTTTCTGCAGATAATCGTGACTGTACATTACTATTGATTGTGATAACAAATGCTCTCATACGCACCCCGTAGACAAAAAAAAGACAGGTCGGTTTCCCTTCCTGTCTCTTATATAGTTTGGTGTTAAGTCTTACAGAGAAGCAACAAACTCGTCGATTTCTTCTGCTTGTTCTCTCGATAAGAACTCTTTGTGAATACCTACTCGATCCAAAAGACCCGGCGCTTTCACTTCACTGCGCAGTTCGCGCACACCACATTCCTGTACAACCAAGTCAACGATGTCTAAAGACACTTCGCGTTTTGCTTGTCCAAATGTTGCAAGTTCCGGATTGTCTTGACGTGGAACCAACAGACTGACCAGTTTTGTCAAGAACACTTGTGGTTCTTCAACCAACTGTTCGTATGAGAATTCAAAATCATAGACTAGTTCGGATGATTCTTTTTCAAACGCCGCAACCAAATCAAACCCTAAAGAACTATCGCGAAACTCTTCCCACGAAACATCTGGTGCAAAAGTTTTCCAAGTCTGAACCATCGCGTCTTTGTGATCACGAGTCATTCTAAAGAGATTAGCAGTGGCGGCTTTCGATAACCTTTCTAGACTAAGACCATCTGTAACTGGAGTGTGTCCCAGACTAGTCGCAAAAAGAGGTTTCCACATCCACTGGTGAGCAGTAGCAGATATCTCTAGATTGGTCAAATCTTTAGGTAGACTTTGATTAAAACGGACATACATCCCATACATATTCTGTGCAAAGTCTGCACCTGAACAGACACTGCCTACCATGTAGTGATCGTCCAGAGATACTATTGAGTATACTTCTTCCATCTTGGTATTATTCCTCGTTTTTGGGCTGCGTGATTAACACAATTAGATGAATGTATTTATACTAACTTTGCTCTTGATATATTGTCCAAAGTCCATAAAGTACACCCGCATATGCGCCTAGTGTAATAATAGACTCAAATAAAATGTAGCTAGCACACAGTGCGACGATAATCGCGCCGTCGTATGTGGTGCGTTCGCCTAGTCGTGACATCACCCACTGCTTTGCTAGTGATGCGTATACCGATACCGCTGAAAAATTAAACATAGTTAGTCCCTATAGTCGTTAAGTGTAAAGTTTGTTCCGTGCATCTTCATAAGATCACGTTCATGATTGGTGTAGACTAGCACCTCTGGATCGTCAACCAAGAAATCACAGTCGCGACAGAAATCTGGATAGTCTCCCGTGCGATGTTGTTCGCGCAACTTCTCGTACTCTTCGCCGAAGAATACATCCAAGATGGACTCTTCTGAACAGTGACCCAACACGGCTTCTTCGTCTCGCCCTAATACTTGACAACAGGGATGCACCGCACCCGTCTTACCGTCAAGTCCCCCAGAGCGAATAACTACATCGGGAGAGAAAGGACGGCCACAAGTTTTTACTTGTCCCTGTCGTGCGTTGTCTCCGATGTCCCATGCGCCAGACCAGTTATGCATTTTCCATATCTCTGTCTTGACGCCCAACTCATCAACGAGTGCTTTGTACTTCTCTAGTTCCTCGTCGATATTATTGTTGTCTGTGATTAGATGATAGGTAGATACGACGCAGTCAGATCCCGACTCGTTCACATAGTCTACCATTTCTTGAATGTTGCGCTTGATTTGCGCGTAGTGACCACCCACAGCGTTGTACATCCACTTGGTGTAGTCCTGTTCGTCCGCACCAATGAATGAGAATCGATAGAAGTCCAGTCCCGCGTCTACGCAGTCGCGCATGTATTGACCTTCCATCTTGAATCCGTTAGAGAAGATAAACGCCTTTGCGCCGTACTTCTTGCACACCTTGATGTACTCAGGTAGGTTCTTAGCCATTGTAGCTTCGCCTGATCCATCTAGGTTGACTACATTCAGTCCGTGTTGAGCGCAGTCTGCGACATATCTTTCGAACTCATCAACCTTCATGATGCGTCGAAAGTCTCTGTGCCGTCCACCCTCGCGTAGGTCTTGCGGACACATCGAACACGAGTAGTTACATCCACCCGCGACTTCGATTACTGCACGGTCAATCTGAAATGTTTCTCTAGTCATTTCCATAGTACTGCTTCATCCTATTCTCATAGTCAACTGCTTTATTCTTTGTGTGACCTAACAGATCACTTGTATGTTCTATCCACCACCAGACGTTACGATCGTCATAGTGCGTCTCAGGATTCAACCTAAGTGCATTCGGTGTATGATATTTAGTCACGCCTTCACCAGAGATTACGGCGAGTGGTCGTGCGAAGTTCTTTGCGACGTAGTGCCAGATGCCGTCGTAGCAGATTACCATACGTGCGGTAGAGATGAGGTACATGGCTTCGGATGCAGGTGTGCGATACGACAATTCATGCATATCGAACCCCATCGCTTTGAAGTGTATGATTAGTTGTTCCCAGTCGTCGTTCTCGAATAGGCGTTTCCATGTGCGTGGTTTCTCGGCGTTCCATGTAGGACGCCAGTACACGATGCGTTTGGGATCATACTCTTGAAATGCGTCTTGTCGAAAGATCCAGTCGTTGTTCGGTGCTGGTGATCCTCGATCGTCGTTGTAGTACCCAGACTGAAACCAGAATCGGTTTTTCTGAGCGTGAGCGTTGACCGCTTTGACTCGATTGACTCCGTTCTCGTTGACGACATCATCAGCATACTTCCAGTCACGGTAGCGACCATTCGCGTTAAAGATGTGGTGAATCTCTACGCGTTCTTGTTGATGATAGAAGTTGTGGATGTAGTTGCATCGCTCGATGATCGTCTCCGGATCTTCGAAGTGATGGAGATAGTCTTCACCGTGTTCCCAGTGAAGTTCTAGATTGATCTTACGGATATTGTGATCTGCCGCATATTTGTGGCATGAGTTTAACGCCCACATGAAATCTCCGACGCCTGGCGTACCGCGCCAAGTTACGAGCTCGGATGGTTTCATTAGTTAGTCTTAATACTCTTGACTTTACGCGCAGAACCCGTAGAGGTGTATAGACCGAACCACGCAGCGCCCGCACCGACTACGACAGAGATAAGACCGGCCTGTGATGCATTGGGTTCTGGTATGGACATGAACCACTGTGTGGTTTCGATCAACAAATAGAGATAGGTAGCGATGAATGCGCGAGGAAAAATGCGATAGGCATCGATTACGTCTGCGAACTCAAGCAATGCATCGAAGCGGCTGGGAACTACTTCTTTTTGAGTGGTGTCGAACTCGACCTCTAGTTCTAGTTTCTTCTTGATTGGTTGTGCAATAACTTCTTCGGTCATTTTTTCACCTTAAAATCTTTTGGATCACCGTTGATCAATTCTTTTGCTTTTGTTTCCCATATCCAAGGACATAGACCATGTACAAATGAAACAAAGGAGATTGTCCAAGCCCTTCGCAAATGTTCGAAGTAGCTCAGTTCAATCTCTTTCAGATGCTTCATTAGAAGACCTTTACGTCGTATTTTTGTTGCCATAGTTCTGCATCGTGTTCGTCGTTGACCATTGGTCTACCACGTATGTTTAAACTAGTATTTAGTAACATTGGCACCCCAGTGCGGTCATAATATTCTTCGATGACTTTACGGAACACAGACTCGCAGTCCTTACGCACAATCTGCACCCGAGCAGATCCATCTACGTGAGTTACTGGAGCGTAGTCATGGTTCGCCCATGAGGTGAACTGCATGTGTTCATTCATAGGACCGTCGAAATACTCCTCTGCATATTCCTCTAGGATTGCAGGGGCAAATGGACGGTACTTCTGTCTGCGCTTGATCGTATTGACCGTGTCTTGTACGTCGTACCTTACATCAGCAATAAGGGATCGGTTGCCAAGAGCACGAGGACCGAACTCAGCACGACCACTAGCGATTCCACAATAACGGTGTTCAAGTAGATGATCGACGATACTGCTAGGATCAATATCCCTTTTGATATCATACCCCGCATACGGACTCCATATTAGTTTGTTTTTTCCGGTTGCTTTTGCCCATGAACGGGCAGCCGTTCCCAAACCAGACCCCGCGTCTGTCGGTGATACGGCAATATGTACCTCATCAAACAATTCAAACAAACGGGAGTTGATTACAACGTTCTGTGCACACCCGCCGGAATAACATAACTTATTACCATATTTAGACGCCTCGCGCATTATACCCATGATTGCGTAGTCCGCGAAATCTTGAGTAGCACGAGCAGCAACCTTGTCTTCTACTGCAGTGATCTTTTTACGTAACTCTTCGCGGAATACAATACGATCACGTTCGCGTTGAGATGTTTCGAAATCACCTACGGCAATCCCTTGTTCGATCTCTGGTGCAAGATCTTCTAGGTTGTTGTACCAGTCAATCAACCACTGAGTAATCGCCCACGACTCTTCGTCGGTCTCGTGGTATGCAGACAGACCCATGACGACATATTCGTCTTCAAGTGGACGCAGACCTAAGAACTTAGTGACCGTCGTGTATACCAGACCTACCGACTTCGGATAGTGCCATTCTTTGATCAGATTAAAATCCGCGTCCATGATGGTCGCAGTCTGTAGTTCTCCGACGCCATCGATTGATACTAAGACAGTATCTTCTGTAGAGTCCCACGGCCGCGTGTAGAACGCAGCTGCGCAATGTGATTCGTGGTGCATGTGGTTCACATCGTAAGTCATTGACTCGGGTATTACGAGACGACTGAATGTTTCCTCGGCCGTATCTGGTCTTTTTTCTAAATGCGATGTGTCGCCTTTTACACCAACACCACCACGCATATCAAACTTGACCGTATGGTCTTCGTAGAATGAAACATGATCGTCATCACTCACCATGTCCCAGAGTAGATCAGGAATAAGCGGATCGTTCTTTTTCTTAGAGTATCGTTCGCCGTGGGTGGCGAACTCTACAACACCATCTTCATTGATGATTGCAAATCCTGAGTCGTGATAGTGTTCACTAAAACCAACGTACTTCATTACTTTCCTCATAAAAAAAGGGGGGTCCTAAGACCCCCCGACATGCTACCTTGAGCGGGTTAATTTCCTAAGATATACTCGTATATATCTTTCCAGTTACGCATCAATGGGAAGTCACAATCTTTGTTGTAACCGTGTTCCATCACGAGTGATTCTAGACCAACTTTAGCACCAGCAGTTGCGTTCTCTGGCTTGTCTTCAACCCAGATACATCCTGTGTCACGATACGCTTCAAGCACTTCGTCTTTGTCTGCGCCTGTATCGAGATACACATACTTCTCAAAGACGGTAGGTCCAAAGAGTTCTTGTAGGTTCTTAGTGCGCAGGTGTTGTGCGTACTCATCGTTACTCAAAGAGGTGATTGCATGGAATATGTAACCATGTTCTTCGTGTAACTTCTTTACATACTTGATTGAGTCACGGAGTGGTGGAACCTTGCGGATCGTCGCACTCTCGTTGAACATACGACAGAGTCGTCGCTTCTCGTTGCGTTCCAGACCGTACATGAAACCAACATCGTACACATCTGGATTCTTCATAATGTAACCGTGACGCTTCATCCACTGTTGGAAGGCGTACCCCCAATCTAGCAGTACTCCGTCACAATCTACTAATATCACTTTATCTCGCATTAAAACATACCATCCTGAACATCTCGCATAATGTTATAAACTTCAGACATTGTGTACCCATAATCATACAGGGCCACTTGAAACTCTCCCCAACTTGGATTGGGTGATTGGTAGATGTAATGATCAACTAACTCTTTTATCAGATTTAAACTTTTAGTTGTATATTCCATTTAAATACTCCTCGACAAATTTCTATTATAGTATACACAAACAGATGCGAACTGTCAACACTTATTTTTAATAAATGTGAATATTTACTGTGTCTTGTATCGTTTGTCATTCCAGTGTTGCAACATGTCAAGTTTCCATTCTCCGCCTGTGTAGTGACAGAACTTTGCTTTCTCGAAGAACTCTTCTTCGGTTGCGTAGTGTGGGGAATCGTTCCATGTCGTATCGATGGTCTCTACATCAAAGTCGTGCTTCATTAACTGCGCAGAGATGTAGGGCTGGTCATTCATGATAGACATGTGGAAGTCGCCGGTGTAGCACCAGTCTTCCCACGAATCAAAGGTCTCACGCGCACGGAGACGCGCCTCACGCGACCATAAGACGACACCCGTATTCATGATAGTAATTTTAGAAGGTTTGTTAGGCGGCATTACAGGGACGACAGGACAGTCGTGTAACGCAAACTTACGGCAGAAATCGTTGTAAGTATCGTCTTTGTAGTCCCACGAGTTGTACCCGCCACCGGATGCTGTAACAAAGTCTGACTCTAGGACACCGTAGACTTCGGCACCAGACTCCATCACATCGAATATGTTTTCTTCGGTGTTGACCACGATGTCGGTGTCCACGAATAGGACATTATCGAAGTCATCAAAGATAGGATCTAACCAGACACGAGCGCACTCGTGTAGTAGAGAAGTGGAACAACCGTGTCCCTTAGTGATGACACGTTCGTCTGAATAGAAATGAGTTGCGCCTACTTTGTCGGCATAGTCCTCAAAGGACTCACGAGAGATTCGTGCAACTTCTTGATAGAGATCGGAACGATTCCAATCCCCGATGCGGCCTCGTTTATCGACCGCCTCCGTAACAATCATATATTGAAAGATAGCGTTTTGGGACATTTTCTAACCTTGTCATAAGTCGTTCGGCGCGATTGCCTACTTGACGGTACCATAATGAATCGCGACCTTCAGCGGCCGCGGTTTCCCAGTCATCTCTATATAGAGCTGCCTGCATCTTCTTAAACTTGGACAGACGTGGTCGTCCAAGGTTAAACATCATATTAACCAGTATCTGCTTGACTTCGTCGGGGAACTTATGCCACCCTCTTCCGTATAACACAGCGCACTCTGCGACTGCGGTGTTAAGGTCGGATTCGAAAGCCTCGGCGACTCTTTCTTCGGATACCGGCGTTCCGACTGGACATCCGTGCTCGGGGTCACTCTCTGTGATGAGATGTCCAACACCGAACGTGGGATAGCCGAGATGGTCGTGGTAAACCTCATAAACAACTCCTTCATCAATTTTTAACTGTTCGAATACAGCATTACGATTCATGATGTATTATACCTCAATTAAAGCTTGATTGCAAGTGTTGCAAGTATCGCGCATAACAAAATATTGGTCATTAAAAGTTCTAACGCTAGAATAGTATGATACCAGATCCAACGAGTCTTGTAGGCATTGTCCACAGAGATATCTTCAGGATCGGGACCATTGTCTATCTTGTCCACCGGATTTGATCTAAACCACTTAAACATCGATTGTATTTCCCTCTCCAGAATTTTTCTTGATGTTTGTCAAATGACGTTCCCAGTCTTTACCTGCCATGGTCATTGGAGACTTTACACCAGAGACCACTTTAGGGACAGACTCAGATGAATGGTATCGTTCCCATTGCGGATTGTTTCTTTTCCATTCATCATATTCGGAAATCCGGAGAGTCACTTCCATGAACTCTCCGGTTTCGTTGTTCTTAAACTCATACTGTGGCATTATTTATACATTCCAAACATGTTTCGATTCACTACGACAGGAGTCTCACATATGCACCTGAAGAGATAATCACCTCCTATCGAGAAAGTTGTTGATCGGACGGATTGCAATAAAGTCTCGTTTGATAATAAGTTAAATTACCTTGAGAGTATAGTGCTTGTCGCCTCGCATCGTGAACGAACCTTTGAAGTTCGTTAATATCTTTGTTCAACTTTTCTTCTTGTCTCGACATAGGATTCTCCTTAGATTATAGTTTAATTGTCGAAAAGATTACTCGCGGATCAAATTTGGAAATGCCTCCTGTACTATTTTTTTAGTGATGTAACGGACAGGTGGTTTTTTAGCCACCATCTTGAGAACATATTCAGCGTCTTCAGGATGAATGCCTTCTAACAACTGAACGAATTTATTTTCGCGTTTGTACGCGGGTAGGGAATCGCCTCTACCGCCAGACACATATATCCCAAACTCTCTGTGTCGTTTCAACAGAGTAGACGGAACGGATTCTGGTTTATTTGGGGTAAAGGGTGGACGACCTTCGGGCAGATTAAACGTCAAGGAATCGTCAAACGTTCCGCGTAAAATGTCCCGAAGGGCCCAGTTTTCTGAGTATTTCTTCAATACGTCTAATCGTTCGTCGCGAGTATCAGCTTTCTTATACTCCTCGAAGATCTCAAAGACTTCTTTACGAATGGTGTTCATATTATGCCTTCTCAATTTTATAACAGACGTAACGTTTTCTCTCGATGAGAATTTCTTGTTTCGTAGTACATGCAAACAAGAATTGTCTTAGTCCGATATCGTACCTAATAATAGTATTGCGATCTTGTCCAGTCTTTCTCTCCAGTTGAGCGATACGACTGTCTTTTTGATCTATCACCTTTATATATTCATCAAGTAACTTTGCTGTGCCACCAATCCAGACCAAAGAGCACAACAAGGCACTGAGTGCCGCTGTATATAAGGTGCGCATAAGACTCTCTCCTTTAGTCTATAATTATTTATAGACGGAGAGGGGTTTACTCAGGCAGTTTTTCGACCTTTGACTTAATAAATGTACGACCTTTCGTACTAAACAATCGGGTCACAAACGGAATGAACTTACCATTCTCTTCGGTCTGGTAGCCGTGAAGGTGTGTGTTGCGTTCGGAAGTGTAGTAGATGTAGTTGGACGCACGTCCTTCCCACTCGGTGGTCTCTACCAGTTTGTTATAACTCATTATGCATTTCCTTTATCAGTTCAATAGATTGAGAGAGACCATTGATCTCACCTTCACATAACATCCAAGAAGTTTTACGAGTACTTATTCGGGTACTCACCAAAGTTTCTTGATTGACAATGTCGATTTGAGACTGAAAGTGTTTTACTTCTCTCAGTCTCTCCTCTAATCGTGCAAGTAGCAGTTCTACGTTCACGCAGCGACTGCCATCTCAACTGCGAGTTCCGCAGCCTTCTTCTTCTTGACACCGTTTGCACCGTACCATGCAGAAGTCATACGACCGTCAGCAGTACGACCCGCGACGTGGTCAGTCAAGTAGGTCACAGAGTTGAATGCCTGCCACCATGAACCGCGACCGAACTCAGCGCCGGGTTGAGTCTCCAACAACTCAAACGCCTTCTTCGCATTAGGTGCGAGATCCTTGTACTCACGTACTTCATCGGCAGGTGCCTGTGATGGGAACAGAGTGTTGTAGTAACTGATCAGTGACTCCGCAGTGAACTGTCGCGATGACAGGAACTGCGCCATCTCTTTGTACTGGTCAAACTTCTCGTGAGCAAGACCCAAGTGTTGCTTGACCATCTGTGGGTCAAACGCACGTCGGTGATTCACCTTGATACCATTGTTCGCAGAACCCTTCAGGGCCAGAGACAACGTGTTCATGCAGGTCACACGAATCGGAGTGAATCGAATATCGATCGACTTACCGTACTCGTGTGGGTTAGAGAACAGAAGGTATGAATCAACTTGGTCACCCTTCAACACGTCGAACGACTCTTTGATCTTCGCGAGTGCGTAGACGAACTTACCGCCCTTGAGTGAACCCGCAGAGTTCATTTCCATGTCACCCGCAGCGCAGTACTCATTGAAGAACGTGAACGCTTCTAGGTTCTGACAAGGTTCCCAGTTACCACCCACCTGAGTGAGAACTGCGTTGTCAGAAGAACGCACCAGCGCCTCCATACCTGTAGGGATCAGATCGACACCCTCTTTTGCAGCGTAGGTAGGGACTTTATCTACTGTCCAATCTACACCTGCTTTCTCCATCATTTGCATCGGCGTCATGTCACTAGACACTTCAGTACCGATACCCCAAGGACATCCACCTACTGCGGCGGCTGTTTCGATTTGCAATACATTGTTAAGACTCATAATTAAATTCCATCCGGTCGATAAGTTTCAAAAAGTTCTTTGGCTTCGGTTTCGAGACCAAGTTCAGCGAGACGATCCATCGTCACTCGAATACGTTGGGACTCATCGCGTCCCTTCACGTAGTAACGATGATCGTCAGAAAAGTGGTAGAACCAATCGTGGTTCTGAAGCATCTGCTCAAGCAGTTCTAACTGGACATCTTGCTGGCTCATTACGCAGCCTCCTTTCGCTCACGGGCATCCAAGATCATGTCACGGACATATTCACGATCAACAGTATCTCCGTCAAAGTCAACAGAAGGACGGTAGTTGAATCGGTCGATCATGCCTTGACAGATCTCAGCGATAGTGAAGTCATAGGGGTAGATCGCCTCTTCACCGCAGTAGAACATCTGCATGTACTCGATGAAGTCAAGCACTTCAGATACAGTCAACTCTGGATCGTTGGGACGGAACGCACAACGGTAGTACTCAGTAACAGCGTGGATTTCTAAAATATCAGTCATAATCAAAACTCTCTCTATCTCATTAACTTACAAGGTAAGTATAACACGATTTAAAAACATCCGTCAACACATTTTGAAAAAAAGTTTATGTGAATTTTACACATCTTCTTCTTCGTTTTTCTCAACCCCTACGACTAGGAAAGGAACAATTGCAACCCACTCCGGAGAAAACATTATGCAGCTGCCTCATACTCTTCGTAGGTACAATCAATTCGTCCACCACCTGACACCTGAATCCAAGTGTTCATGGCAACGGGTTTGAGGTCGAAGAACGACTTCGACTCACGCGAACAGTGAAGCTCACCACGCACCCTATCAACGTGAGAAACATAGATGGGTTC